CGCGCTGGGAAATCCCAATGAACCGCTCGGTCCGGCTCTCCTCGATCGTAGATTTGGTCCCAAGCCGAGCGGCAACCAAGGTCTGCACTGCGGTTATCGGATGCTCCAGCAGGGCTTTGAACTCCTCGTCCGTCTTGGCAAACGCATACGTCAGCTTGCCCGTAGCAGGGCTCTTCTTCATCGGCGGCTCGACACCCATCTCGCGGAGCAAGTCGGCGAACTGCGGGTTGCTCATCAGCGTATCTTTGTCGAAGTTCCGAAGCAGGTCCTCCTTGCGGCTCTGCTCTTTCAGCAAGTGGTCGCGCAGTATCTTCTCGTCCAACCGCAACACAGGGTCGGTGAACATGCGAATGGTCAGGTCAATCAGGCGCAACTCAGTCTTGGGGAATCCCCGGCTCATGTGGCCGAACAGGTCCCACGTCAGTGTCACGTCATTCTTGCAGTACGACCCGTAGTCGGCTAACTCCTCGGGCGTGAAGGTGTTGCGGAAGTAGTTGATGTACTGCTTGACTTGCTCCCCCTTGACCCCGATGCCGTAGTGCTCGGCCAGCACCGCGAGACTGCCGCCTACGTTGGTACCGTGAAGCGCACGTCCCATGCTCAGTGTGTCCAGCCAGCCTTTGGGTTTGATGCCGAAGTGGTGCGACATGATGAACCCATCGAACACAGCGTTGTGCGCCAGCGCAAGAGAGTTCTCCCAATCGTAATTCCGCAAAAAAGCGTATGTGCTAAGCGTGTCCCCGCTGAACCACTTGGGCTCACCGTCATTGACCTGCACCGCTACGCCGATCACCTCAAAGCGTGGGTCTCGTACGTATTCCTCGGTAGTCTGAGTTCTGAACCCAAGGTCACCGCCATACGCAGATTCAAAGTCGATCGTAATGATGTTCATTTGAAGAGACCCAGTGACCGCACGGGAGCGCCCTCTTGCTTGGGTTGTGGTGTGACGTAACCCCCTCCAGCAGTGATGACTCCTTGAGCGTACTCTTTCATTTGCCCCTGCACCTCGTCTCTCAGCAGGGTCTGTATGACGTTGTAGTCAAACTCCTTGCGGCGCACAGCTTTCAGTGCTTCGTGGATTGCACCCTTCTCCTGCTCGGTCAGCACCTCGCGGAACTTCTCTTTGAAAATGAAGCGCCACTTATCGGCCTCGTTGAAGAACTCCTCGGGGTTGGTCTCCATGCGGTTGATGAGGGTCTCAACCCCTGTTGAAAATTCAGACATTGTTGTTTCCTTAATAGAGTGATCGTGGGTCTACGTACCCGGCCATTGCCTGTTGTGCGTACTTCTGCGCGGCGGCGTACTGGGCCTGTATGGTGTTAATTTGTTGTTGGTAGGCTTGCGCTGTGAGGCCCTGTGTTTGCGCGGCGAAACCCCATCGGTCTTTCGGGGTCGGGTCCAGCACTTCTTTGGTGATGTGGCCCAGCAGTTCGCGGCGTTTTTGGTTCTTCTTGAACTTGGCCCACTCTTTTGCCAGCACCTTGCGCTCGACCCAAGTGAAGCCGTCTTTGGTTTCTACTAAGTCTCTCCATCTACTGCCGTAGCCAAAGTCATCGGGCCGCTCGTTCAGTCGGGCAACCATGACACGCACTTCCTGTGCGCAAAAACGAATTAAAAATTTCTCGATCATTGTGGTTCCTTCAAAAGTTTCATCATCCCCTCGGCGGTCTCTCTGTCGAGCCCTTTGGCAAGGGTGGTACTTACTACGCTTTTCTTTTCCTCATCGTGCTCCAGCTTGTAGATGAAGTATTTACCATTCACCCACTTCAGTTTGTACTGCACAGTCACGCCGCTCTCTCCTTGCACTCGGCGATGACTGCCTTCAGGTAGTCAAGGTTGGTCTCGTTGATGATGCAGGTGTACCCACCCGATGCGTTGATGTCCCGCAGGTTCTTGAGTTGCAGTGCTGTTGCCTGACCCTTACCCGCCTTGGCTTCAATCGCCACAAAGTAGCCGTTCACACAGCACAGGAAGTCAGGCACACCAGCGTTACCGTAGCCACTGCCGATGGGCATGGCGTAGTAGATGTTGTGTTCTTTCAGGATGGCCTTGATCTTGGCCTTGACCTTGGCTTCAGGCGTGGTCGCCATAAATCATGCTCCTCCAAACTGAAACTGAGGGCATGTGGTTGTGCGACTTGGTCGGCGTGGTGTACCCTTGATGCTCAACCCAACCCAGCGACTTGAGTGCGCGGACACCTGACACCCACACGTTGGGGTGTAGTTCTTTGGGGCGAAACAAAAGGTTTTTACCGCAGTGCTCTCGGAACTCATCTCCAAGAACAACGGGCTTTGATGTCAGCAGTTGCTCTGCTAATTCTAAGTACCGCTCGACAAACTCGGGGTTCGACTTGTTGGCTTTTTCCCAGCACTTGTCGGCGAGTGCCAGAGCGTTCTCCATACGGGGTGTCATCTCATACTCCAATTTGTTTTCAGGGCTCAGAGAATAACACATCTCTTTACTTTGTCAACACCCAGACACAAAAAAGCCGCCCGAAGGCGGCTCAGTATTTTCCCTAACAAATGTTAGGATTGTTTTGGTGGGTACTTGGACTCCATCTCGATCAGCAGGTCGATCTCGTGCTTGATCTTGTGCAGGTCATCGAATCGTTTTTCCACCGGCTTCTCACGCCAGCGGGTGATGCGCTTGACGACACACCCCTCAAGGAAGTTCAAGCCGTTCGCGGAAATGTACTCGACTGGCTGAATTGGCTTGTCCTTGTAGTGGCTACCCGCAACCTGAACGTCCAACGCGCTCGGCTCCATCGTGATTGGAATCTCTATCTCCATCGCCTTCTCGATGCTGTTGTCGGATGTGGACACGTGTACCAGCTTCCACTGTTTCGGCTCAGCCTTCTTCTTGTCCATGTTGCGCTTGACCATGTACACGACTTGGTACTTGAGGCCCATCGCCTTGGCGGCTTCGGGCGCGGTCTTGCCGGGGTTCTTGGTGAAGTAGTCACGGATTCGTTGTGCTTGGGTAATTTTCTTAGCCATTGATTTCTCCTTGGGTTTGGCTTTTAACATACGCGGTAAGAACTTCTCTCATTTTCACTTGCTTGGAGTGAGGGTAATGCTGTTCAAAAAAGTCCAGCACTTCTCTCGGTAATCGCAAGCTCGTGCAGTCAAGGGCGGGTTTCTTACCGGGTCCCCGCCCCTTACGTTTCTTTATGGGTTTGAGTTCTTCAATTCCAGTGGTCATTTCGTTTTACTCCTTTTCGCATCTGGTCGTGGGCAATTTTCTGGGGGCACAACTACGCACCATACGGCACTGGGCATGCCTGTCCCACCGTAGTGTGTCCATCTGTCGATATAGGCATCGGGCATGTTCTTGAGCATGCGGCGGATGTTCACAGGTTCTTTGTTCAGGTTGTTGGCAATCGTGCCTACATCCATCCCGTCAGGGTTCTCTCTGAGCAGTGAGCGCACAGAGTGTGTTGCGTTGGTTCTCATTACTTCTCGTGTTTGTTGGGTGAGGGTTTCACATTGGGTTGGGCGCGGCTGAAGATGCCGAACTGTTTGTACGCAACTACGGCCAGCTCTTTTTCTGTTTTGCTCAGGTTCTGAATCGTGCCCGACATCTTACCTACAACTCGTTGGGATTCAACAAAGTCGGTGGCAATCTGTGAGCCGCTCTTACCATCAGCACCCTTGGCACGGAAGGTGTGGTCTTCGTAAAAGATACTGGGCCGTGGGTCTTCGTGCCAGTGGAACGGCGAGTTGGGGTGGCAGTTACATTCCATTTTTCTCTTTCAGTTTGTCTTCTACAGCTTGCATCCATTCATACGTTGGTAGGGTATAGATTCGCGCCCTTTCAACAGGTGTCAGCCCTATCCACTCACGCTTGGCAATGGTTGCGGCTACGGCCTCTTTACGCATGGCGGCTTCGCGCTCGATGCGGTTGAACTCCTCGTCTTCTTCTGTCACGCTCTTACTCCTTCGGTAATAACCCATTGGGTCTTTGGTTTGGCTTTGTGAACGCCCCACTTGGTGCGGTCTTTCGGATGGGGGCAATCCTCTGGCACATGCACTGCAACCCACACCTTCTCGTACTGACCGCGCCCACCCAAGCGCCAGCGGTCAACATACACATCGGGCATGGCCCTCAAAGAAGTGCGTACGTTAGCTGGGTGCATGCCAAGTGCCTCGGCGATCTCCAGTGGCGACATGCCGCTTGGCCTTGTGCGTAGCAGTGTGCGGATTCTTTTCTGACGCACAGGGGTCATTTGATAATCCTCATAAAGCCGTTGCACTTGACGCACTTGTAGATGGGCTGACCCGCAACGGGTTCCCAGCGGTGTTTGCACTCAGTCATGCTTGTCCCCTTGCTCGGAAGTCTTTAGCAAATGCCGAGTTAACCATGTCATATTCCTTCAGCAAATCTTCTACCGCCTCACGCTCTGCTGCGGCGACAAGGGCTTCAAATGCTTTGATCGAGTCATTGCCAACAATTGCAAATTCATTTGGTTTGCCATGAATATGGATTGCTCCAGCCTCCCGCGCCATTCGGATAATGTCTTCTCTGCTCACAGTCCCATCTCCTTCAATGCCGCTTGCAGTCCAGCCAAGCCGCCGACACGCTGGCCTTCAATGAAGATTTGTGGCATCTGCCGCACTTCAGGGTGAGCCTTGAGCATCTTCTCAAACTCAAACTCGTCCGTCTGGTCGTGCATCTCGATGTACCCCAGCCCTTTGCTTGCCAGCAGGTTCTTGGCCGTCACGCAGTTGGGGCATCCGTGCTTGGTGTAAATCACGACATTCATGTGTTCTTCTCCTTGAGTTTGGCTTCGTGGCACGGGACGCATACACTGCCGTATTTTGGCCCGCCCATTGATCGAATTGCCGCATTGCATTTTGAGCAGAGGATGAAAGCTGCTGTGGCGATATATCCGCGTTCAATCTCGTGAATGGGCTGACCATCTTTGTCGTAACCCAGAATCGGTTCACCCATTGTTCTTCTCCTTGAGTTTGGCTTCGATGGCTCGGGCAAAGTAAAACTGACTTGTCCAATCGCCACTCATCGTCTGCATTACTTCCGCATCCGTCAACCCAACCCATTGCCGCTGTGCTGCGGGTAGAGTGTCATACACAGGCAAGCTGCCAAACAAAGTTGTCACAGGCTCCTGCACAGATGCGGTCAGGCTGTGGCATTCATGCGGCCCCGGCCCCCAGTCTTCTTGCACAGGTGCTGGCTGGTAAATGTCTTCAAGCGGTATCGGTTTAGCCATCAGCTTCTCGCCATCCCACCAGACCTTTGACACTTGAGTGCCTCCAGCAGGCTCATAGTCCAACCCCAACTCTCTGGCGTTTTCTGCCATCTTGTCGAGGGCACGGACTTTCTTGAGGGCGGTGATGGCTTCTTCGTGCTTTGCAAGCTGCATCCTGTACGCCTCAATACGTCTGTCGTATCGCGCATACCCTGCGTGTGGCAGGCTCTGGTTTAGGCAATCCCGCACATCGTCGATACTGTCAAGCAACGCCTCCAGCGCCAAGTCAAAGGCCAATGCTTCGTCTTTAGTCATTTGTTCTTTTCCTTTCGTGGCGCACAAACTGCATGGCCTGTTCCAATTTGAGACACGATGCTTTCTCTCGCCTTGTAGCAATCTTCTTGGGTCTTGTATTCGTATTCGCGCTGCTGGTGGCAAATAGCAAAAGTCATCCCAAAACATATTGAAAGAACCCAAGTCATACGCCCTTTCCTTTCTTTGGGCAGGGCCATGCGGCCCCGAGTGTGTAGGTGATAAACGCTTCAGCGGGTAGGTGTCGGGCGGCGGCTCCGCTGTACAGGTTTTTTGCCACCATGTCCCTGACCTGACCAGCCGTCACATTCGATGGTGGGCAGTGCTCAACCAACAGCGTTGCGTCATACACACCCATGATGAACCCCATGCCAAGCCCACGATCAACCGGTATGTCTGAGTTAAGGCGAGTCAGCAAGTCGTTGCCCGTGAAGAACTGCGCCTGTGCACCACCACAAAGTAGTGCAGTCGTTAAGAGTAGGTTTTTCATTTGATCTCCTCCACATTCTTTGCACCGTCAACCAATCCGTGCCAATGGATCAGCAGCCCAAAAAGCATGACCAGACCGCCTTGCCACCATTCCATGCCGAGTGTGCAAAGCACAAGCCCTGCCCACGACACGAATAACCACATCTTCCGCGCCCTGTCGTTCTCGTAGAAAAAGTCCAGCACTTTGTATATTGGGTGTCTCATAGCAATGCTTCTCCTGCGCTCTCGCGCTTTTGTTGCTCGTACTGTTTGATCTGCTCTGGTGTCCACGGCACAGGGCCAGTGGGTGGTGGGAACGGCCAAGTCATACATCTTCTCCTGAAATCCTTAGCGCGTCATCGGTTATCTCTTGGACATAACGCAGTACATCTTCGAGATCGGCCTTGTGGGTGAATCGTCTGTTCACCTTGTCCCTGATGGTCCACAGTGTGTCGAACGCTTCGTTGCTGTGAATGGCTCGGCGTAACTTGTGCTCGTCATCAGGGTAGTTGAACTCAAGTACCGCTTTCATTTGACACGGCGCATGTTCATCCATGCAGGTTCTTTGTCAGTCACTGGGGGCGGCACGATGGTCTCGCTTGGTGGTGTCCATCCATATTTGCGCCACAGGGTTTGCACATCAGAACCACTGCTCCACTTGAAGTCAGGGTGATTCACGGGTATCCAAGGCATAGTCTTTTTCATTTCGTTTCTCCTTCGGTAACATTTGTTAGGTTTGGTTCAGTGGGGGCAATCAATACGAACACGCTTTCGCTTGCTCTCATACCTAAGTCAGCCACAAACTGCGCTGGCTCGATAAGTTTGAGCATACCGATGCGACTCCGTATCCATTCGGGGAGCGTATTGTCATCGCAAATTTCCGTCTTGTCATTATGTTGCACAAGATAATTGTTCCCACGCCGAGTGACAACAGCGCCTTTCTTACCATAGGTAACAACTTCTTTAGTTGCTCTAATAGTTTCTAGCTCTGTGTCTATCTTCGTGTACGCCTCGTGCTTCTCCACGATCAAGTCATGCTCTTGCGCGGGGTATTTGTCTTTGACATACGCCATGAACGCATCGAACCCTGCACCCATGACATACCTCTTAGCCGCTCGGTGCACAATGTCGTAAGCCTCAGTTCTCTCGCGGTTCTTACTCCACTCGGCGTTCTGCGCCACCTCTGACGCTTTGTTCCTCGACACGCTTGCCAGCTCTTGCGTATCCCTTGGGCCGAACATCTTCTTGACCTTGGCAACCGCCTTGTCCGCGCTCAGGGTCTTGTAGTAGTTCGTGCGCTCCAGCTTAGATTTAATGCGGTCATTGCTCACGCATATGTGATACTCGCGCCCCTCGTACCTGCGCGTAATAACGCCCAAGTATTCGCCGTCACACCTCACATCAAAGTGAGATAGCCATACCGAATCTGAATTGGTCAGGCTTTTGTGGCCCGACCCTTCAAACCTCCACAGCGGGTACATCACCGCCAGCTTTGCAATCACTGGCTCTAGCATAGGATGCACACGAACCTTTTCCCGTGGCACCGCGTTCGCTTGCGCGTATGTCTCCGTGGCGTTGTCCATCACCACATTGTTGAAACCCATCGAACTCATCGTTACTCCTTACCAATTAAATTTATTCAAGATCGCATCGACCTTGGACTTCACTTCGCTACGCGCTGTTGAGTCCTCCTTGATACTCTCAAGGTTCGCTCCGAGCATCGTCAGCTCCAACTGCTTACGCGCCTCCTCCAGCTTGGGGTCCTTGGTCACATTCAGCTTCGTCAGTAACTCGCACAGCTCCAGCGGGTTGGTGATCAGGGTATCGTGGTATCGCTTCTTGCCATCGTCCCCTTCCACATCTGTGAGCTTCTCAGAGATACCCACTAGCATCGTATGCAGTCGCTCCCACGGTGCCCGCATAGCCTCGGCCAGCTTCTCGTCTTGCTGGGTCACGAACTCAGCTCGCATCTCCTCCAAGTCATTCGCTGGAATGTCCAGTCGGAAGTCACCTGCCTCGGGCACAGGCTTCACGGTGCGCCGGAACCCGAACTTCAACATAACATCTGTTATGTCCGGGTAGTCCTCCGCTTTGTACAGTCGGCCAAGATTGACCTGCGCCTCCTGCACCAGTCGTGGGTACTCCGCGAAAAAGTTCTGGCACATCGTCTCGAATGTCTGCTCGTAAGCGTTCATCGTCTGCTTGTACTCCATGAACAACGCAGTCGGCAACATACGCTCGCCCTTGTCTGCCCACGGCAGTGTCCGTTGGTTGTGGTACAGGCGAATTCGCGCCGCCAACTTCTCAATGTCTTTGCGTAAGCCCGTACCTGCGAACAAGTTCTTCTTGGTTTGGGACGCGTCTCGTACTGCTGATGCGTTCGTATTCACTTGCTCCGTGGTCTCACGATCAATCTTCGTGGCAGGCCACACGCTGATGTTCAACTCAACCAATAACGCTGATGCACTGATACTCATTTCATTGCTCCTTCAAAAGTTTTAAAAATCCAATCGCCGTTTGGCGGTCGTCTACCCAGTCGGTTACCAAATCAAAGTTATCGGTTGGCCCGATGCCTTTCTTCTTCACCACGGCCCACTTCCCCGCAAGGTTCAGTAGTCCGAATGTTTCCCAATAAATGTCCGGGTGGTAGAACCACTCGACTTCAGGCTTCGCTACCGCCATATCAGTCTTTGATGTGAATAGTTTTGCCATTCGGTGCCACAGCATCGTTACCCCCAACGATCACCCACA